AGATAATACTTTTAAAGAAACTATTTTAGCATATGCTGAAGAAAAGAAAACTGTATATGATATAGCACAATCATTAGGATATACACCAAAAACAGGAGTTCCGGCTTCTTGTAAAGTAGATGTATATTGTACAGTTCCAGCACAAGGTTCTGGAGCTAATGTTACACCAAATTGGTCTTATGCTCCTACTATAAATACTGGGATGAGGCTTTCTACAAAAGAGAATACAGCAACATTTAGAACTACAGAACCTATAAATTTTCAAGTTTCAAGTTCTATAGATCCTACTTATTTTGAAAAATATCAAGAATCTGCAGATGGTACACCAACAAAATTTTTATTAAAAAAGAAAGTAGATGCGGTTAGTGGAGAGGTTAGTACAGAGTATATAACATATGCATCAGCTGAACAATATACAATTAGTGTACTGGGTATTGAAAATGTTAACGAAATAATTTCAGTAACAGATAGTGATGGAAATAAATGGTATGAAGTAATGTCTTTGGGACAAGATACAATTTTAGATGAAAGTGTAAATAATAGCACAAATTCTCCAGATTTAAGTGATTATGCTGGAGATACGCCATATTTAATGAAACTTGTTAGAACACCAAGAAGATTTGTTACATATTTACGAGATGATAATAGAATGGAAATTAGATTTGGTTCAGGTGTTTCAGATAATCCTGATGAAGAAATTATACCAAATCCAGATAATGTTGGATCATCTCTTTCTACAGGAGTTTCTAAATTAGATACTACATTTGATCCAAGTAATTTTTTAAAAACTCGTACTTATGGATTAGCACCATCTAATACAACATTAACATTTATTTTTGCACATGGTGCCTCACAGACAGATAATGTAGGTGCTAAACAATTATCAAGAATTATAAATAAAACAATATCAATACCAAATTCAAGTACTTTAAATACAGCTACTGTAACTAGTACATTACAGTCTCTTAGAGCTATAAATAATGAAGCAGCTGTTGGAGCTAAAAATGCAGAAACATTACAAGAAATAAAAAGTAATGCAGCTGCTAACTTTCAATCACAAAATAGAGCAGTTACTAAGAATGATTATATGGTAAGATCATTAGTAATGCCTTCTAGATTTGGTAGTATTGCAAAAGTTTATGTTGTACAAGATGATCATTTAAATGATATAGCAGAATCAGTTAGCGATGCTCCTGGAGCAGACTCAAGTGATTCAAAGGATGAAACACAAGGTGGTACTGATCAGAAAACAACCTATGAAAAGGATCTTCCATATGGCTAGTCAAGATAATAAAAACCCGTTAGCATTAAATTTATATGTTTTATCATATGATGGAAACAAAAATTTAACTGCACCCAATCAAGCAACAAAAGAAAATTTACAAACATATTTAGGACAATATAGAATGGTAACAGATGCTATTAATATTAAAAATGCGTATGTTATCAACATTGGAGTTAAATTTTCTATTATGACATTACCACAATTTAATAAAAATGAAGTTTTAGTTAGATGTATAAATGCAGTAAAAACATTTTTTAATATTGATAGGTGGCAAATAAATCAACCTATAATTATATCTGATTTATTATATAAATTATCAGTTCTTGAGGGAGTTGCTGTTGTAGTAACTCCAGAAGATGCTGTAGCATCTACTGCAAATCCTACTGATAAGCCACAAATAATTCTTACAAATAAATATAGAACCAGTGATGGCTACTCTGGAAACATATATGATATGGATAAAGCGTATTATAATGGAATTTATCATACATCATTAGATCCAAGTATGTTTGAATTAAAATATCCAGATTCAGATATACAGGGTAGAGTAGTTGGAACTATAGGGGGATAATAATGCATTATTTTGAATATCCAAGCGTAGATGCTACAATATATCAAGCAAGTCAATCTATGAATACGGGGTTGGATCCTATATTAGAGGTTAGGAAAGATGTGAGTCCTAGTGGTGGTGCTGTAAATATTTCACGAGTTTTAGTTAAATTTGATTTAACATATATTAGTTCTTCAGTAATAAGTGGTTTAATACCAGCTTCATCAAAGTATTATTTAAATATGTATGATGCAAACCCAGAAGAATTAACAACCAGCGATCTTTTATATGCACATCCAGTAAGTGGTTCTTGGACAGGTGGAACAGGAGAATTTGATTCTAATCCTCAAATAACAAATGGAGTTAGTTGGAAATATAGTCAAGGAAAAAGTTCCGATCAAAATTGGATGTCAGGTAGTTTATCGGGATCTGGTGCTACTTGGTATAGTGGAAGTGCATTAGATAGTGCAACTGCAACAATCACCATTACAGATTACACCGAACTCAATGCTGGTGATAAAGTGAATTTTATTGCTACAGACGGTACTAACTATGACTTTACCAATGGTGACCAAAGTTCGGTCAATGGTACATGGGAATCCGCAACTTCAAATAACCAAACCGCAACTAATCTAATGAATGTTATTAATACTTCATCGGGGCCAGCGGGAACTAGATTTACCGCTACGGTGGATAGTGCAGTTGTTACGGCTACTCAAGCTACTATTGGTACTGGTGGAAATACAAGTGTTACTCTTACAGACTCCGGTACTGCTGGTATGACAAAAACTAATTTTTCTGGTGGAACTTTTAAGGAAAGTGGATATGTAGCATCTCAATCTTACGATCATTCAACTACTGATATGAGAATGGATGTAACGGATATAGTGAAAACTTGGATTTATTCTGGTTCAGCGGGGGGGCCAGGCGGTGAGCCAGTTCCAAACGAAGGATTTTTAGTAAAGAGAAGTGGTAGTATGAAAAATGCAGATACTGCTCAACCAGAGGGAAGCACAACACATTTAGGTAATTTTAGTTTCTTTTCAAGAGATACAAATACAATTTATTCACCAAAGTTAGAAGTACAATGGGATGATAGCTCTTGGAACTCAGGAAGTTTACAACCTATAACAGGTTCTGATTTTGATGATATGGCTTTTTATGTTAAAGGGTTGAGGAGTGAATATAAGCAAGATTCTAAAACAAAGATACGAGTGGTAGGACGGGCTAAATATCCAGAAAAAACATATGCTACTTCACCAACTCAATTGAGTGTAAAGTATCTACCAAGTGGTAGCACTTATTATTCTATAAAAGATGCACAGACAGAAGAAGTTATAATTCCATTTGGAAGTGGTTCAATAGTAAGTTGTGATTCAACTGGAAATTATTTTAATATTTGGTTAAATGGATTACAACCAGAACGAATTTATAATATCCAATTTAAAGCAACTGTAAGTCAGAGTACATCAGATGAGCAAGATGTTATATCTATTCAAGATCACACTTTTAAAGTGAGCAGGTAATGCCAATAACATATGAAGAAGTTAAATCTGATGCGAGGTTTAAAGAAAAACTCGATTCATTTCAAAGTAACCGTATAAAACGTTTAGAAAGTGAATATCAAGATTTATTTTTAACTGGATCAAGAGAAGATGGTAGTAAAGTATTCAGAACTAAGAATGGAACAATAATATCAGTTGATACAGATTTATTTCTTTATGGAGTAGATTCAACTGATCAATTAGTTAAAGTAAATTTAGAAAAAACTAACCCAGAAGCAGATAAAGTTGAGGAAGTTATAGATAAAAATTTTAACGAGTTAATGGGTGGAGTTGGTTTAGGATTAAGTATAGAAGAATTATTTAATGAATATGAAAGATTAAAAGACAGTATACCAGGAGAAGGTACTGTAAATTCACATAGGTATTTGGTTGAAACAAGTGTTGAGTATATAGGTGGAATAGATGAGTTAGCTAGGATTAAAGCGGCGTTAGAAAGAGAATTAAAAGAATTAGAAGCGTTAATACAAGTAACCGCTGAAAAAGAAGCGGCGTGGGCTACTTATTTAGCGGATATGAATAATTTTACAGATACTACTCAACCATATTCTCGTGCAGATTGGGAACAAAAAGGAAATCCAATAGCATCCGTTGATGCTGGTTATCAAAAATTGAGGTATGTTAAAAACTTACTTTATACTGTAGCTACGACTCCTAAAGTTAATGTTACTGGAGTTCTTGAATTACCATATAGAACTGGTAGCAGATATACGGCAAGGAGAAATGGGAAATTATCAAGTGGTTGGAAAAAAATATATTTAAAAGCAGAGGCAGTAGGTGGTACTGGATTGACGTACAGATGGTTTGTTGATGGAAATGAAATTTTTCCAAGTGATAGATATGGAGCTACTGATAAAGAAGTAGTAGAATATTATCCAGCTAAATATAGAAAAAATCATGCAACAAGAGTTTTTACATGTAAAATATCGGATTCTCAAACTCCAGGAGAGATTACATCGGGTCCAATTAAAGTACAGGTTGACTAATGCCACATAATGAATTATCCCATACTGATCAAAATCAATTGTATTCATTTAGTATACCACGATCGGTTTCATTTGGTACAGATGATAGAGATTTTATATTAGCATCAGTTTTAGATCAAGATGGTGAGTTAATAGAAACTAAAGAAATATCTGTAGAAGAATTAAAAACAGGAGATTTATTTAATTTTAATCCAGGAAGAATACTTAGAAATATGGGTTATATAGCTGGATCTTATAGAGTAAAATTAAATTTCCTTCGAAGAAAAGCTGGTTCAAATACATATGGATTTTTTACTGGAGATGGAGAATTATGGACAGGGGCTGTTCATGAAGTTAATGGTAGAGTTTATAGTGGAACAGATCCACAAGCAACTGATGTTAAACCATTAGCTGAAATAAAAATGGCATATAATGTATTAGATGTAAGTCCAACTAAAAAAGAGGTTAGATTACAATTAAAAAATATAGATGTAACTGAACAAACTTCATATGCTTCTAATTTTCAAACATTTGATACTACAGCATTTGATTATATTCCAAAAAGTACAGACGATTTTACTTCAGAAGGAACTGTAACAGTAGATTCTTCTGATCCTTATAAAATTAAAGCAATTTTAACAGCTGAAGATACTGGATTTTCCCCAGCTATGGTAGGTGGTAAGTTAACTATAGATAATGCATATGTTATAGCATATCAAACTGTAAATGCTAGTTCAACTGATAACACTAATACAACAACTACAAAAACAAATCCAGTAACAGATACATTAGATGATGAAGATAATCCAAATTTAGATGTAGGTCTTAAAGATGATACTAAAAAAGAAACAACTGGTGGTAGTGGAAAATCAACTGAAAGAGATGATTACGATTTATAATGGCTAAGCAAGACAAAGATTATACAGAAAAAGATGCTATCAGAGATGCGCAAGAAGCTGCTACTGATCAGAAGAAAAATGTGCCTGGAGCAGGAGCAATAGTTTCAGTAACGCCGCAATACGCTCCATTTATATCTGAAATTGTAGAAGTTAAAAGTCGTGATACTATAGTTGTAGAAGGAAATTTTAAAGATGAAGGAATATCATTAGGGGCACAAGATGGTGATTATGAAGGTACTAATCC